CGTGTGAGCCAACACATTGGAGGAACACGTAGTGGTAAGACATACGCCATTCTTCAATACCTTATCGTAGAATCGCTTAAAACCCAACAGGCTATAACAATAGTAAGGAGAACAATACCATCGCTTAAAAGGACTGTAATAAAGGATTTTACGGATATCCTAAAAAGCATTGGAGTATGGAGAGAAGATGACTTCAACATATCTGATAGGATTTATAGATTAGGTGAAAGTACAATTCAGTTTGTCAATAGTGATGACCCGGAGAAACTTAGAGGATTAAAGTCTGACATTCTATTTGTTGATGAAGCATCAGAGATAGATGAAGAAAGTTTCTTTCAGTTAAGCATAAGAACATCAGGTAAAATCATATTAGCATACAACCCTACTATATCACCGTATCATTGGTTAAGACAGATGCAAGACTGTGAAAGGTTTGTTACCACATATAAGGATAACATATATCTGCCTACTGATATGGTTAAAGCAATTGAGGAATTAGAATTTAAGAATCCTAAATATTGGACTATATATGGTAAAGGTGAATTTGCGCCGAATGAGAAGGCGATATTTAAGTTTGATTTGGTGGATGATTTCGATGCCGATTTTGTGGGCTTTGGTATGGACTTCGGTTTTAGTAATGACCCCACTACTCTATGTGCTGTATATAAGTCAGGAGATAATCTCTATTTGGAAGAGTTGCTATACGAAAAAGGATTAGTAACATCGGACATAGTAAAGAAACTAACTGAATTAAAAATAGATAAGAGTTATGAGATATGGTGTGATAGTGCAGAACCGAGGCTAATCGAGGAGATATATAGAAGTGGGTTTAATGCAAAGGCAGTTACAAAGGGAAAGGATAGTATTAAGTTTGGTATATCAGTAATGAACAACTATAATATACTAATAGATAAGAAGAGCCAGAATCTAATTAATGAAATGTACGCATATCAATATGCTACTGACAAATATGGATACACTACCGATAACCCTGAAGGTGGATTAGACCACTTAATAGATGCTGCTAGATATGTAGCAATGATGAAGTTATCAGTTAAAGCACAAAAGCGAGGAACATATGCAATATCAATCGGAAAGTATGCAAACTTCTAACGAACAAATGTGGACAGCAAATGAGATTAAAGAACTCATTATGTATGCTAAAGAGATGGAACAGGCTAACGAAGACCTACGTGCCGGCATTATAATGATGCAAGCAAAGTTAGATAACGAAGAAGCTAAGGTAAGACAAATGAAGAATTTATTAAATCAAATATTATATGCAAAAGGAAATTGAATTAAAAGTACCAACCTCATATGCTGACATAACTTTAAGAAAGTGGTTAGCAATGTCAAAGGATATGGCAAACTATAAAGATGAAGAAGAAGCAGTAACTGCTCTAATGTTTATGCACTTATGTGGATTAGATTTAGAGTATACTCAAAAGTTAAGCGTAGAGAGTTACAATATACTAAAGGCTGAGTTACTATCGTTTATGAACAATACGGATTTACCTCTACAAAGGATTGTGACAATAGGTGGAATAGAATACGGATTCGAACCTAACTTATCAGAGATGGCATATGGTGCTTATTCTGACATAACCGCATTTAAGAATCTAACAATAGATGATAACTGGTCTAAGATAATGAGTATACTATATAGACCTGTAACTAATAAACGTAAGAGTGGTTTATATTCCATTAAGACATACGATGGTAAGATGGAATACGAAAAGTTTTTAGATGTACCAATGGATGTTCACTTCGGAACCCTGTTTTTTTTTGTTCGTTTATCAATGGACTTGTTGAATTTTACCCTGAACTCTATGACTCAGATGGAGTTTCCAGCCAACTTGAAGCAAATTTTGGAAAAAAGTGGAACTCTTATTCCACAATCATATCTCTCGCCAATGGAGACATTACGAAAATCAACGAAATAACATTAGAACCATTAGAAAAGTGTTTGTTGTATCTGGCATATAAAGCTGATAGAAACTCATTTGAGACTATGGCACACAAAGAAGCAATGAATAAGATGAGGCGATAATCATTTTCGGAGTTAATGATGTTATATCTAAAAAGGAATTATGGGCAAGTGGTCTAACTCACGTAGTGGTAATCTAAGATACTCAGTAAATAGAGAGAATAACTCTGGTGTTTACATAGGTCCAACACGCGGATTATCTTCTCCTAAGAATAGTAGAAGAGCATGTCTTTGTTTAGATTCTAATACATACGATGTTAAGTGTTGCAATGGTGCATTGATGCAACAGGGCATTGGACAAATACAATCACCTGCGGAAGTGAAAGGTGGATTTGATAATGGTTATGATAATGGATACGAATAAAAGTTAAAAATAAAAATAAGATATGTCTGAATTATCTAAACAAGCCTTACAGGTAGAAAACACTCAAAGTTTTCCTAATAATACAACGGGGTATATTACACCTACGTTATTAAGAACTTACAATTCCAATACGATTGACTCAACAGTTAATCAAACGGTATATACATCTAATAGTGGTAGCTGGAATATTAGTATAAGTAATTTGAATGCATTCACTGCATCTCAACAACCTACGTTCAATTCCCTAAACGCATTTACCGCATCACAATTGACAATCAATAGTGGTGTTAATAGTTTCACTCAAAGTGCAACAGGTAGATTAAACAACTTAGAAGCATATACAGCATCCTTTACAACATCAGTTGGAATATACGATGAAGGAACTTTTGTACAAAATGTTAATCAAATTAATTTTAGTGGTAATGGTATTACTGCATCTTATGTTAGTGGTAAAGCAGTAATAAGTGTAGACTTTACTCCATTGAATAATTTTACTGCTTCTCAAACAATAATTTATACAAACCTTAATGCATTTACTTCATCTCAACTAACACAAAATCAAACGTTAGCAGGAGTAACTGCATCGTTGAATGCATATACGGCAAGTAATAATATTTCTATTGCAGCTTTAAATGCTTATACTCAATCTGATGGTTCATCTATAACAAACTTAAATAGTTATACTGCTTCGCAAGATACTAGAAATACGACATTAGCACAATTGACTGGAAGTGTTGCACAAACTACGGCATCATTAAATACATTTACTGCATCAGCTCAAATTTCAATAACGAATTTAAATACAAATTCTGCATCGGTTAATAATTCGATAAATAGTTTAAATTCACAAACAGCTTCAATAGCAAATTCTCTAACTGCCTTAAATTCTAAAACAGCTAGTTACGCAACTACTGGTAGTAATACATTTATAGGAAACCAAATAATAAGTGGTTCAACTATAATGACCGGGTCTTTCACAATTACAGGTAGTGCATATGGTAATGTAGTATCAATGAGTATTGCATCACAAACTGCATCAATGAATTTATCTTTAGGTAATTTCTTTACATTAACATTGGTATCAGGTAGTACAACTCAATTAGCAGCATCTAATATTAAAGCAGGACAAACTATAAACTTATTATTAAACCAACCTTCAGTTGGAACAGGTAGTTTATCATATAACTCAACATTTAAATTCCCTGCAGGTGGAAACTATATAGCAACACCAATAACTGGCTCAAAAGATATTATTACCTTAGTAACATTTGATACTACAAACATATACGCTGCATCAATTAATAATTTAGGATAATGAGATTTACACCAACGGCATTTTTAGGTTCATCGTTAGGGCAATTCGCTGCTACTGCAAATGGTGCTACATCAGGCTCGTTTATATCTGGTGGAATTAATTATGGATTTTTTGAATTCACAACCGGTAGCACTACTTTAAACATATCAACAGGAGCAAATGTAGATATACTTTTAGTTGGTGGTGGAGGTGGTGGATATACAGGTAGTACTTTTGCTGGAAACGGCGGAGGTGGAGCCGGTGTGGATTTAGTAAATGCAAGATTACTAAGAGGTACTTATACAATTTCAGTTGGAAATGGTGGAACTCCAAATCAAAACGGACAAACTACATCACTAACAGGATATAATTTAAGTTATAACGTTGGAGGAGGTAGAGCTGATGGAACATCAGGTGCACCACTATTTAATTCACCAGGTTCTGATATTAGTTGCGCAGGTACTAATAATAGTGCAGGTGGAGGAGGAGGAAGTTCTGCACAAACAGGCTCTTCTACATTTTGTCCAGGAAATAATAGACCAGATGGTGGAAATGGAGGCGAAGGATTAACATATAATTTTAATGGTACTCCATCTGTATATGGTTCAGGTGGTGGTGGTGGTTCTGCAGCAAATGCATTTGCACAAGGTGGTATTGGTGGAACTAACGCTGGAAATGGTGCTAGCTATAATACTTTACCAACAAATGCTACAAATGGATTTGGTGCAGGTGGTGGTGGAGATAGAGCCGGTAATCCTAATATAGGAGCAAATGGAGGAAACGGAACTTTGATTATAAGATATCAAATACAATAAAAATAACTATTTTTAAAACTAACATTGTTATTAACAATATATAAATAAAACAACTATGAATTCAAAAACTGTATTAAATAAGATATTAGGACTTTTATCTATGGATGAAAAAGAAGTCACATTAACTTATGCAAAACTAAAAGACGGAACAATCGTTGAATCCCCTACTTTCGATGTAGGTGAAACATTAGACGTAGTATCAGAAGATGGTACTAAAACACCAGCTCCAGACGGAACTCACGAATTAGCACTTAAAGATTCAGAAGGAAAAGAAACTCTAATCAAAGTTATTACCAAAGATGGTAAAATAGATGAAAGAGAAAACGTTGAATTAGAAATGGTGCCAGTAGAAGAAATTCCTCAGCAAGTACAAAAAGTAAAAGTAAATGAGAAAGCAGATGCTAAAGGCTCAGTAGAATCAGGTACTTTAAATATGGAAGAAGAAACTGATACTGCAGAAGGATTGCCAGAAGATACTGATTCTCCGGAAGATGAAGAACCAACTGTTGAAATCGAATTAGGTAAACTAATGGAAAAGATGCAATATCGTATTTCAGAAATGGAAAAGAAAATGGCTAAGATGGAAGAGGCTATGATGCCGGCAGTAGATTCAGAAGTAACTGAAGAAGAAGCAGGAATGAAAATGGCAGCTGAGCCTGATGAAGAAGAAGAAGAACTTCCTAAATTAGATGGAGCACCAACTGAAGAAGCAACTAAGTTCTCAGGTATAGAATCAAACAGAAAAAATTATGGTAAGAAAACAAAAGATGCACAATCTTCTTTCTTATCAAAACTTTATAAATAAAATTATTAAAAAATCTTTAAACAAAGAACAATGAACAAAATTCAAAAATTCGCTAACCCAACTATCTCTGGCGGTACATACGCAGGTGAGGCAGCATCAGGTTACGTTGCAGCTGCATTATTATCAGCAGTAACTTTGGATAACAAACTTGTTACTATCATGCCAAACGTGAAGTATAAGAGTGTAATCCAAAAAATCGCAGTAGCATCATTAGTAAATGACGCATCTTGTGATTTTATCACAAACACAGGTTCAGTAACTATTTCTGAGCAAGTATTAACTCCAAAAGAATTACAAGTAAACTTACAATTATGTAAGCAAGACTTCTTAGCATCTTGGGAGGCTTTACAATTAGGTTTCTCTGCATTCGATGAGATTCCTAAAAACTTCAACGATTTCTTAATCTCTTATGTAGGTGGAAAAGTAGCTGAAGCAACTGAGCAATCAATTTGGCAAGGTGTTAATGCAACTAATGGTGAGTTTGGTGGATTCCAAAACGCATTATCTGCATCTATCGCAGCATCAACAGGTGTATTACCAGCAAGAAGCACAGGTGGTTCATCTGCAATCGTATCTGGTTCTGTAACATCTGCAAACGTATTCTCTAAATTACAATCAGTAGTTGATACTATTCCTAACACTGTTTATGGTAAGCAAGATTTAGTTATCTATGTACCAACAAACGTAGGTAAAGCATATCAAGCTGCATTGGCAGGAGGTTCTGCAGGAGCAAATGGTTGGAACAATCAATACAACGTTGGTGAAAAACCTTTCAACTTCAATGGTATTGAAATTGCAATGTGTCCAGGTATGAGTTCTGACAAAATGGTAGCAGCTCAAAAATCTAACTTATTCTTCGGAACAGGTTTAATGAGTGACTACAACGAAGTAAAAGTTATCGACATGGCTAACATTGATGGTTCTCAAAACTATCGTGTTATTATGAGATACACAGCAGGTACACAATTTGGTATAGGTTCTGACATCGTTTACTACGGAGCTTACTAATATAATATTCACAATTAAAAAATTAAAGATATGGCTTGTAATTTATCAGCTGGAAGAAACGAAGTTTGTAAGGAATCAATTGGTGGTATCCAAGGGGTTTACTTTGTAAACTATACAACAGGTTCTTTCACTAAGAACGGAAGCGGTGAAGTAACAGCAGTACCTTCAGGTAGTGTGTTATACTTTTACCAATTAAAAGGAACGAGTGCATATACTGAAACAGTAAATTCATCTCGTGAAAATGGTACAACATTCTTCTCTCAGGAGTTGGTGTTGAACTTAAAGAAATTAACAAATGAAATGACTACCCAATTAAAGCTTATGGCTTATGGTAGACCTCAAATCATTGTTTGGACTAACAACGGAGATGCATTATTAGTTGGAGAGAAATTAGGTGCGGATGTTACTGCAGGTACAATTCAAACAGGAGCAGGCTTAGGCGATTTATACGGCTATAGCGTAACGTTCACTGGTATGGAGCAATTGCCAGCAGCATTCTTATCTGGAAGTTCTACAACTAACGCATTAAGCGGTTTAACTGCAAACTATTCAATAGTTTACGGTTCAGCAGTTTAATTCAGTATAGAGCATTAAAATAATTAAAGCAGATTGGTATTCATTTATCAATCTGCTTTTCTATGCTTAACCATTTTTTGATATTGGTATGTTATTATAAGATAAAGACAAGATAATGCTAGCTTATTATATATCTCAATCCAACGAATACGTCATTAGAGTACAACCTACATCATCTGCACAACTTATTATGAGTTTGCAAGATATGTACACATTGGAAAATCTTACTGCTTCACTTAGTGGAGCTACATACCAACCATACGAAAGTTATTTTTCAGCATGTATGATTATAAGTGGTGCTATTGTTGGTAGTGATTATAGAGCAG